CGGTCCCGTTCCTTTTCTAACCCACAAAACACCTCGATCAGCCATGCTCAGACTGGATCGCTTTGATTGATTTACAAACCGGAGAGATCTTGACAGATCCGACCTATTCAGGATTAGGAGGTGTGCAAACTCCACGAATTCACTCAAAACTGACTGATCTACCTTCAAAAGGTCAAGACATGATCGACCTTGCCACCGAACTGGGCATCAACCTTATGGAATGGCAGCGGTATGTTTGCATTCATGGTCACAAGGTGCGTGAGGATGGCAGGTGGGCTCACTCTGAACTTGGTTTAATTATGGCAAGGCAGCAAGGTAAGTCCACGCTGATGATGCTTCGGATCTTGACCGGCATGTTTGTATGGGGCGAAGGCTTACAACTTGCCTCAGCTCATAGACTTACAACATCACTCGAAACCTTTAGACAAATCGTTGGCTTAATTGAAACAAATCCAAGACTTGAAAAGGAAGTAAAGAAAATCCGATGGCAACATGGCGCTGAGGAAATCGAATTGTTTGGCAATAGGCGATTTGTTGTAAAGGCTGCAAACAATGCAGCTAGAGGTTTGTCCAAACCCGAAACGATACATCTTGATGAGTTGAGAGAATACAAGGATGAGGATGCTTGGTCATCAATGCGTTATTCAATGATGGCTGCTAAAAATCCGCAGGTATGGATATATAGCTCGGCTGGAGATCAACATTCCGTAATCCTAAACAAATTGCGTGAGAGGGCATTGGCGTCAGCCACGACCAATGATCCGATTGGTTGGTTTGAGTGGAGTGCTGAACCCGATGCACCTATCTTGCTTCCGTCAGGTGAGATAAATTGGAGTGCATTCGCTCAAGCCAATCCGTCATTAGGAATTACAATTCATCCAGACAACTTAAAAGCCGTTATCAATGATCCTCCAGATATTGTGCGAACTGAGGTTTTGGCGCAATGGGTGGACACAATCAATTCAGCAATCGATGCACAAAAGTGGGGATTATGTCAGACCGATCCAATACCTTTAGATCCGGAAGCACCAACTTGGCTTGGACTTGATTTATCTCCAGATAGAAAATTTGGCGCATTGGTTGCAACTCAGAAATTACCAGGAGAAAGATTTAATTTAGTTTTGCTTCACACTTGGTCAAATGATTACAGCCTAAATGATTTAGCAGTTGCAAACGATATTGCTCCTTATGTAAGACGATATAACACTCAAACTGTGGCGTATTCCAAACGGACTGCACAAGCTGTTGCAAGTCGGCTAGTTCCTGCTGGAATACCCATAACCGACATGGATGGCGCAATCTATGCGGAAAGTTGTGATCGGTGGCTGGGCGCAATAAATTCCCATCGATTACAGCATGGGGGTCAGGAGGAATTGACCCAACAAACACTTTCAGCAGCCAAATTGCCATTTGGGGATGGCAGTTGGGTTATTGGAAGGCGTGCAAGCAGAGTGGCAGTTTGTGCAGCTGTCGCTTCCGCACTTGCAACCTATTTTGCGACACAACCTGAAACGGAAATTGATATTCAAGTCGGATAAATTGCATTTATGGTATATTATGTGCTAATGGGATTATTCGACCGATTTACAGCAAGATCAAATCAACAAGCAGATTCAATAGATGTTGCAGCTGCTCTCGCACCTTACAATGCGCAACAATTAGTTGGCGGAATTTTATTTGGAAGCACAACCGCAACTCGTGAACAATACATGGCTATTCCTTCCGGTGCTCGTGCAAGAAACATAATTTGTTCAACTGTCGGATCTTTACCACTTGAGCAATACAATCATTTTACAAATGAACATATAAGACCAAATCGTGTAATTATGCAACCAGATCCAAGAGTTGCCGGATCAGCAATTTATGCTTGGATCGCTGAGGATTTATTATTGTATGGAGTTGCTTATGGAATGATTATGGATGCTTATGCTGCAACAGATGCTTCGAGAATTAGAGCGTGGACAAGAATTGCACCTAACAGAGTTTATGCATCACTAAATGCAGATTCCACAGAAATCGAATATTACACAGTCGATCAAAAGCGAGTGCCACCATTTGGCTTGGGATCTTTAATTGTATTCAATGGTTTAGATGAAGGAATTCTAAATCGTGCAGGTCGCACAATTAAAGCAGCTGCTGAATTAGAAAAGGCTGCTGAAATGTATGCCAAAGAGCCAATGCCACAAATGGTATTAAAATCAAATGGCACAAATTTAACTCCTGAGCGAATTACAAAACTTCTTGAATCTTGGAGAGTGTCAAGATCAACAAGAGCAACTGCATTCTTAAATGCTGATGTTGAATTGCAAGCATTAGGTTTCGACCCTGCTAAATTACAATTAAATGAAGCCAGACAATACTTGGCTTTGGAAATTAGTCGTGCAAGCGGCATTCCGGCAAGTTTCGTATCTGCTGAAACCACTTCAATGACTTATTCAAACATGACAGCTGAAAGAAAAGCATTAATTGACTTTTCACTTCGTCCAATACTTACAGCAATTGAGCAAAGACTTAGCCAACCAGATTTCGTGCCGAATGGCATGGAAGTTCGATTTGACATTGATGATTTCTTGAGAGGTTCAGCATTAGAGCGTGCTCAAGTTTATGAAATCCTAAATCGCATTGGCGCAATGAGCGTTGAGCAAATCCAAGAGGAGGAGGATCTAATTCGATGAAAATTAGTTTCCCAATTGAAATAACCGCAGCCGATACAAATAAGCGCACAATCTCAGGCAAGATTGTAACTTGGGATGAGCAAGGCTCAACAAGTGCCGGATTAACTGTTTTTGAAAAAGACAGCATTGATTTCTCTAAGCCTGTTAAATTATTACTTGAGCATCAAACAACTAAGCCGTTGGGCAAGTTAATTGATATTACTGCCACAGATTCAGGTTTGGAAGCAACCTTTCGTTTAGCCAAGACATTTAGAGCAGATGATGCACTCGAGGAAGCAGCCACCGGACTTCGTGATGGATTCAGCGTTGGCGTAAAGATTAATGAATGGAAAAATGAGGAAGGCGTGCTAAGAATTAAATCAAGCACACTTCAAGAAGTTTCACTCGTAACAGATCCAGCAATTGACAGCGCAAGAGTGGCTGAGGTTGCAGCTAGTGAAACACCAGAGAATTCCGAAGCAACCGCTGAGGAAACCACAACAAAGGAGAACATAGTGTCAGAAATTATTTCTGAAACTCCTATCGCAACCGAAGCGGTAGAAGCGACACAGGCTCCAGTTGTAACTGCTCAATACATGGCTTATACAAAACCACGTGTTGATCTAAATGTTACAGCAGGACAATATCTAAATGCTCAGGTTCGTGCGATTCAAGGCGACAGCGATGCACGTGATCTAGTAGCAGCATTACAAATTGCAACAGTATCTGAGAACACAGGTTCTGTTCCACCTAATTACCTAAGAGATGCAATTGGAATTATTGATGCATCCCGTCCATTCATTGATTCAATCGAGCGTGCGCCACTTCCTGCAACTGGAATGAAAATTTTTACTCCAGTATTGGGAACACAAGCAACAGTTGCACAAACTGCTGAAGGTGCTGAATTTGGATCAACTGACACAACTGTTACATACCAAGAGGACACAGTAGTTAAATTTGCTGGTGCTAACGTTGTAAACGTTGAATTATTTGATCGTTCTGCAATTGACGGCGGATCATTTGCTGATTTGTTAGTTCGTGAGTTAGCAGCATCTTATGCACAAAAGACAGATGCATACGCATTAGGTCTTGCACGTGATGCAGCAGCAGCTTCAACCGGAGCATCAATCTATGCAGCAATTGCTGATGGTATTGCTGATTCATACGAAGTGACTCGCTCAACTCCTAACCGCTTAGTTGTTGCACCAACAGCAGCAGGAACAGTCAGCTTTACAGGATTGCTTTCAGCAGTTGATGGTTCAAACCGACCTCTATTTGCAGCTGCGCTTCCGCAGAATGCTGGCGGTCTAATTTCTCAGGGCTCGACTCAGGGAACAGTTGCTGGACTTTCATTGGTAGTTGATCCTAACTACACAGGCGATAAGTTTGCATTGGTTTATCCATCAAACGCAATGCGCTTCCATGAATCACCAAGAATCGAACTTCGTGCCAACATTGTTGCTAACGGACGTATTGAAATTGGCGTTTATGGTTATGTTGCAGTAGTTAATCGCTACCCAACAGCATTCCGCAAACTAACAGTTTCTTAATTTAACTGAGTGCCTAAGGTTGCTCCCGATCTTAGGCATCCATTAATGGGAGTAAGGAGATGACATGCCAACCATAATTACAGCTTCCGAGTTGAGATCTGTGCTTGGTGTGTCATCATCCTTGTATAACGATGCTTACTTAAACCAAATTATTGACACAGCAGAAACAGTTATTCTGCCAATGCTAGTAACATTCAAAGCACCAATTCAAGCAACTTCATTGTCAGACAATGTTGCTACATTTACCACACTAGGAATTCATGAATTTACCGAAGGGCAATCAGTTGTCATCACAGGATGCGGATCACCTTACAACGGAACAAGAGTTGTGCTGGCAGACAATCTTGGACAATATACCTTTTCAGCATCGATCACTAACGCCGATATACTCGAGGCTAATGTCATCCCATCCGGAGTTGCTACCCTTTCTGGCGCATCAACTTATGTTGGAAACGCAGCTGTTCAGTCAGCCGTCTATACAGTTTCAGTCGAAGTCTTTCAAGCAAGACTTGCCGGCGGAGGACAAATCGAAGGAGTAGATTTCTCACCAACACCATTTAGAATGGGTCGATCACTTTTCAATAAGTGCGTTGGTTTGCTTGGTTCATATATTGACACCGAAAGCATGGCTCTCTAAATGCCTAATGAAACAATCCTTCAACAGATCCGGACACCTTTAGCAACCGCTTTATCAGTTGTCGCAGGAAATGTTTATTCATTTGTTCCTGAAACAGTAATTCCACCTGCTGTGGTGGTTGTGCCTGATTCACCTTACTTAGAATTTGAAACAATTAGCAAAACCAATGTAAGAGCCAAAATCAATTTTACAATATCAGTTGCAGTTGCATATAACAGCAACCCAGCATCGCTCGACAATATCGAGCAATTAATCATAAGTGTTCTGGCAGTTATTCCGGTTGGATACATTGTCAGCTCGGTTGAAAGACCGACAGTTACTCAAGTTGGTGCATCAACGCTGCTCATCGCAGATGTTCGAGTATCTACCTACTACACGCAAACAATATAAGGAGAAATCATGGCAACAGTCGTAATTACCGGTCGTGATGTTGGTTTATCTTTCACAGGTGGAACAGATATTCAAGCACAAGCGACAAACGCAGTTCTAACCAAGGTCAATGAGCGTCAGGTTTATCAGACTATGGAAGGCGAGGCTTACAAGACCACAAACATTTCAGGAACATTCCAATTGGACATGTTGGCTGATTGGGGCAAGGCAAACTCAGTTTGCGAGGCTCTATGGACAGCTGCTGAAAGTGCACCCGACACAGACATCAGCATGACACTTACAGCTGCATCAGGAGCACAATTCGTGTTCCCAGTGAAGCCAGAGTTTCCAACCGCTGGTGGTTCAGGTGTTGATGCTCAGACAGTATCATTCACATTCACAGTATCTAAGGGCGCAGTAACCGAAACCTTTAGTTAAAAAATAAAACGGGAGCAAACAAATGAAGTTACCAATTACAATTGAATATAACTCAGGTGAGCAAGCAACTTACATTGCCCAACCACCTGAGTGGGCGAAATGGGAAAAGCAGACAGGAAACACTATTGGTCAGGCATCCGAGAAGTTGGGCATTTGGGATCTTATGTTTCTTGCTTATCATGCACATAAGCGTGAACTTGCAGGAGATAAGCCCATCAAACCAATGGATATTTGGATGGAAACTGTAGCCGATGTCATTGTCGGTGATGCAAACCCAAAAGCCACAAAGCAGGAAGCCTAAACAGATTATTGGTTGAGTTGGCAATTGCCACAAAGATACCAATGAGTGAATGGGTTGATGCGGATGACATATTAACAGCGATCGAGATATTGGAGGCAAGGAATGGCTAAAGAAACCATTGCATACAATAAAAACGATCTGCGTGATATTTACAAGGCTTTCAAACTTATGGATGACCAAGCAACAGAGGAAGCAAGAACTCAATCTGCTGCTTTGGCGTATTTTGCATCAGAGGAAATTAAGCAGGCAGCTAGAACTAGAACAAAGGCTGGCAAGGTTGCAGAGAGAGTCGCAGAAGGCGTTAGCATCTCTAAGTCCAGCAAAATCGGTGAGTTCCGTTATGGTTTCGCAAGACAGAAGTTTTCAGGTGGTGCTACAACGCAAACCCTATGGGGTGGAGTTGAGTTTGGATCTAATAAGTTCAAGCAGTTCCCTACATATTCAGGACGGCAAGGCAGAGGTTCAAGAGGTTGGTTCATCTATCCAACCCTTCGCAAAATTCAGCCTGAATTGATTAACAAATGGGAACAGGCTTTTAATCGCATCATTAAGGAATGGGTCTAATGGCAACCGGTAATCGCACATTAAAGTTATCAATTCTTGCCGATGTTGATGACTTAAAAAAGAAGCTAGGCGAAGCCGACAAAGCGGTCGAAAGTAACTCAAGCAAGATTTCAGAATTTGGCAAGAAGGCTGCTGCTGCATTTGCAGTCGCTGCTGCTGCTGCCGTTGCCTATGGCACTAAATTAGCCGTTGATGGGGTCAAGGCTGCCATTGAGGATGAGGCTGCTCAGTTAAGGTTGGCTGCTGCTCTACGCACCGCCACAGGGGCTACTGATGCCCAAATAGCGGCAACTGAGGCAATGATCCTTAAAACATCTTTAGCGACTGGCGTGGCTGATGACCAACTTAGACCAGCGATGCAGAGATTAGCGGTTTCTACAAAATCAACTGAAGAAGCTCAGAAATTATTAAACCTTGCTTTAGATATTGCTAAAGGTCGAGGATTAGAATTAGAAACTGTTGCCAATGCTTTAGGCAGAGCGCAGGACGGAAACACCACAGCTCTAGGTAGATTGGGACTTGGCTTATCCAAGGCAGAATTATCAACCTTATCTTTTACTGAAGTTCAAGCAAAATTATCTGATCTTTATGGTGGCGCAGCAGCTGCAAATGCTGAAACATTCCAAGGCAAGATCGATCGTCTAAAAGTTGGATTTGATGAAGCCAAGGAATCTTTAGGTTTTGCATTACTTCCAGCAGTTGAGCAATTTATTGGCTTTCTCAATAACACAGGCATTCCAACACTAAATGCTTTTATTGCAGGATTAACTGGCGATCAGGGATTAAGTGCAGGATTAGCGGAAAGTCAAAAAGGTGCGGAAACATTTGGTAAAGCAATTAGTGCCCTTGCTGGCATTCTTGCAGGATTCCTAAATTTCATTAGAGAAGTAATTGGTGGATTAACAGAGTTAGCAAATCAAGCAATCAGAGTTGTTAATATAATTAAGCCCGGAGGAGATGTTGGGTATATTCCAAATGTTTCTCCAAACGCAAGTCAATTAGGAATGCTTGGTGCGCCAGCTTTGCCAACACCAACTGCAAATGCACGTGAAAATCGAGCAACTATAAATAACATTACAGTTCAAGCAGTAGATTCTGAGGGTGCTGCAAGAGCGGTTGCTAAAGTATTAAATGAATCAGCATCCCGATCCGTTCCACAGCTATACAACAGCGGGATAACTAGGGCTCGATAATGACAGTCTGGACACCTGACTGGAAACTGACTGTTGCTGGCGTTGATTACACCGACATTGCTATTAGCGATATTGCCCATCAAGCCGGTCGAGATGATATTTATACTCAACCGAATCCATCTTATTTGCAAGTGCAATTAGTTGCTTTATCCGGTCAAACCTTGCCATTTGAGATTAATGATTCGTTGAGTTTGCAAGTTAAAAACAGTTCCGGAACTTATGTAACTTTATTTGGTGGAGATGTTACTGATTTGACTGTTGAAGTTGGTGCAACTGGATCTTTGGCAACTGTTGTCAATTACACAATTCTTGCAATGGGTTCATTGGTTAAACTTGCAAAAGAAGTCTACACGGGAACAATTTCACAAGATGAAGATGGAAATCAGATTTTTGATTTGTTGTCAAGTGTTTTGCTTGGAACTTGGAATGATGTGCCATCAGCTACAAATTGGGCAACTTACGATCCGACAATTACTTGGGCTAATGCCGAAAATCAAGGACTTGGCGAAATAGATCAACCAGGGCTTTACACAATGGAAAACAGAGCATCAGAGCCCGACACTATTTACAACATCGCAAGCCTTATTGCTAATAGCGCATTTGCTTACCTCTACGAATCCCCTAATGGAGATATTGGATATGCCGATAGTGACCACAGGCAGACTTACCTTTTAGCCAATGGTTATGTTGATTTGGACGCTAAACATGCCTTAGGTCAAGGTTTATCAACCATCACAAGATCAGCGGACATTCGCAATGATATTTATATTAATTACGGGAATAACTTTGGATCACAAAAAACTGCCTCAAGCCCAGAATCGATTGCATTATATGGCTACAAGTCCGAAAGCATCAATTCAACTATTCACTCAGCCATAGATGCTCAAGCTGTGGCAGATCGATATATTGCTCAGCGTGCCTTCCCATTGGCAGCCTTTCAATCCATAACTTTCCCAATAACCAATCCTCAGATTGATAACAGCGATCGGGACAATCTTTTGGGTGTCTTTATGGGTCAGCCGTTAAATATCCAAAACTTGCCAAATCAAATCTCAAATGGGGTTTTTGAAGGTTATGTTGAGGGATGGCGTTGGAGCACAAGGTTTAATGAATTATTCCTGACAGTCAATCTCTCGCCTGTGGCATTTAGCCAAGTGGCAATGCGATGGAATACTGTGCCAATAACCGAGGCATGGAACACAATAGATCCAACTTTAACATGGGAATACGCTACAATCGTAGCCTGAGATAAAGGATAATATGGCAACCACTACAAATTACAGCTGGAGCACTCCAGATGATACAGCCTTGGTCAAGGATGGCGCAGCAGCCATTAGATCACTTGGCACAGCGATTGACACAACAGTTTTTACAAATGCCGGAGCAGCAATAGCAAAAGCCACAGTTGATGCAAAAGGTGATTTGATTGCAGGAACAGCTGATAACACAGTTGCACGCTTGGCAGTCGGAGCAAATGACACGATTTTGGTCGCAGATTCTTCAACTGCCACAGGATTAAAATGGGCTGCTCCTTCATCTACAATTCAAACTGCAACTTTTAATGACACAAAAACAGCCGGAACTGCTGGTGGAACTTTTACAAATGGTGCTTGGCGAACAAGAGATTTGAATACAACTCAGCAAAACAGCATTACAGGATGTTCATTATCTAGCAATCAAATTACTTTAGGCGCTGGAACTTATACAGTGAGTGGCGGTGCGGTTGCATCGCAAACCGGTCCACACAACACAAGAATTTACAATATAACAGGAAGCGCAGTTTTAGTTACTGGATTAACTGGAGTTTGTGATGAATTTGCAACAACGCAAACAGTTTCAAATTTCGGTGGAACTTTTACTTTGACTGGTTCAACTGTTATTGAGGTTCAACACAGAGCATCAAGCACTTTTGCAACAAGTGGATTTGGAAAATCACAGGCTTGGGATAGTAACATTTATACATTTATCACAATAACAAAGGTGGCTTAATTATGGATGTAGCATTAGGAATTGAAGCATTATTACCATCAGCAGAATATTTTGGTAGCACCACACCAAACACAAAAAAGTGCTTTGATGATTTGAATTGGTTGGATGCTAGACAAAAGCCAACTTGGGCTGCTGTTCAAGCTGCTTATGCTGCTTTGCCAAAGGATTCTGAAAACTCACCTTCATTAGCATAATCTTGAGGAATTGTGCCGATGAAACCCTACCTATCTAAAGCAGCTGTGCAACTGCGTGAGCAGATCGATGACAGTTTTGCTGATAGATCTAGAAAATCAGATGGTTGGATTTCAGACGCTAGGCATCAAAAAGTAAAATCGGATCACAATGCCTTGCCTTCCGGTGAGGTTTGTGCGATTGACATTACAGCTGATTTAGGTAAAGCCGAGGGCATGTCTGCTTACCTTGCCGATCAAATCCGAATTGCTGGCAAAACAGATAAACGAATCAAATATGTTATTCACAATCATCATATTGCCAGCAAACTCTTAAATTGGCGTTGGCGTAAATACAAGGGAATCAATCCTCACACCAAGCATATTCATATTTCATTTTACCCAAAACAAACTGGAGAGTTCTTTAACATCCCACTACTAGGAGGCAAAGCATGAAACTATCAAACAAACACAAGGCTGCAATAAAGTCATATTTAAGAGCTGTGGCTGCTTCCGGTATAACTGTGCTGTTAGCAATTGTTGCTGACATCAGACCAGAGTTTGCAATCCTTGCTGGAGCATTAGTCGCACCTCTTGCCAAAGCATTAGATCCAAAGTCCGGCAAAGAAGCTGATTATGGACTTAATGCGAAATGACAGCCAACGAATGGGTTGGTATCGCCGTTGGCGTATCCGCCGTATCTACAAGTTTATTGCTGGGTCTGCGCTGGGTTATTAAATCCTACTTACAAGAATTGAAACCCAATTCTGGAAGTTCAATTAAGGATCAAATTACAAGACTTGAACAGCGTGTCGATGATCTGTTTGTCTTAATCAGTAAGCGATAATTTTAATTATGGCGAACACACGAAAACCTATCAAACGCAAAAAGATCAATCGTCGAGTCGTTCGCCAATCTCCTGAACCATTATCAAAGATCGATCAGCATTACACCGCATTACACGAATGCTACAAAGCAGCTAGAAAAGCAGGATTCACACCTGAGCACGCATTCTGGCTAATGACTGAACATAAGACATTCCCTGATTGGATTGTGGGCGATGGTGGGATTATCCCATCCATAGATCCAACTGACGATGAGGATGACGATTAATTAAAGCCAACCGCAGGTATCTTGTAACGCCAGATTTACAGATTCCATTGCACCATCCAAAGGCAGTTTCAAATCTGATTAAAATGGCAAGGCATGAAAAGTTTGATTTTGTATTAAATGTTGGTGATGAAATGGATCTTGGTTCGCAGAGCCGTTGGGCAAAAGGGACAAAATTAGAGTTTGCAGAAACACTTGACGAGGAAAGAAAACTTGGTCAGGAAATACTTTACGATCTAGGCACGACAGATATTGTTAGATCAAATCATACGGATCGAATTTATCAAACCTTGCTTAAAGGTGCGCCATCACTTATTGGATTACCGGAATTGGCTTATGACAAGTTTATGGATTTCAGCAGCTTAGGCATTAGATTTCATAAAAGAGCCTACGAGTTTGAAAAAGGCTGGCACTTGGCTCATGGCGATGAGGGCAACATGTCTAAGCATGCCGGTATAACTGCCTTAAATCTTAGTAAAAAGTGGCATTCTAGCGTAGTTTGTGGGCATAGCCATAGGCAGGGTGCAGTCCGACACCAAACTGGCTTAAACGGGCGTTATTCAACGATTTGGGGCATAGAAGCCGGTCACCTCATGGATATGCGTAAGGCGACCTACCTAAAATATAACTCAGCCGACTGGAATATGGGCTTTACTGTGCTTAGTTTTGGCAATAAAGGACATCAAGTTGAGTTGATTCCGGTCAATCATGACGGATCATTCACCTATAATAGACGGACTTATGGGTCTTGAAACCGATTATCACGAACGCACGATTGATGACCATATCGATGATTTTGAGGATATTAGCGTTATCTAATCGTTATACAACACTCCGAAAGAAAATAACCAAGCGTCCTTGATCTAGGTCATACTTTATGCATCACCCACAAAATATGTGGAGGATATGTAAGGGAGCAACATGGATCTATATGGGGAACTAAGAGATTTTGGCTATCTCTGGCTATTAGGAATGACAGCTGCTGCACTTTGTTGGTGGCTTGTTTTAGAGATTAGAGATACCGCATTCCAGAATGGTTACTGGAAGGGTCGGGCTGATGGCTGGAATATGCACCGCAGAATGATTACGATTAAGCAGCAATCAGATGAAGTCTTTGATTATGACAAAAACTGAGCAACTCTTTGATGAAGCCATTACAACTATCCAGTCAAGAGGTGTCGTCTACGGACACCCTTTTTACAACATGGAGCGAATCTCAAAGCTGGTCAGTTCGTATTTGGAATACCCAGTCATGCCTCATGACATCTGTATCTTTAACATCTTGCAAAAGATTAGTCGTTTGCAGGAAAGCCCAGGGCATCACGACAGTCTTGTGGACATTGCAGCATACATCGGTATTTACAAAACAGTTTATGATGCCGAAATCGACAGCGACTTCAAAAAAGGAGATGATCTCTAATGGCATTCAATCTTGACGATTACGAGGATGTGGCTACTTTGAACAAATGGTTCATTGCCAATTATCCAATGGGTAGATCTGATATATCAGTTATCAGCCATGATCCTGAAAAGGGTTATATCTTGGTGCAAGCAACCTTGTGGCGAGATGCAGCAGATCCAGCACCAGCAGTTAGCAACATTGCATTTGGATCTAGAGAAACCTATATGGCTAATATGAAAAAATGGTATGTAGAGGATACTGCCAGCAGTAGTTTGGGAAGGGCAATAATAATTCTTAAAGGCTCAAACAAGACTGCTACAAAAGACAGCATGGAAACTGTTAAGGCAGATCAATCTTTTAAGGAGAAGCTAGAAAGCCGCCAAAATATGTATGGAAAGCCCGGTTCTAAGTCTGCACAAATCGAAACAATCCTGAGAGATAGTTTTGCAGCTGAAAAAAAAGAACCTGAACCTGTGGCTTGGTCAGTTGGTGATGTTGTAGATCAGATTGGATCAGCAATACCTAACGAGCCACCTCCATGCCAGCATGGTCATATCTTGAAAGAAGGAATTTCTAAAGGAGGCAAGCCTTATTATGGTTATGTATGCAAAGCAAAAGAATGTCCGCCTAATTGGGCAACACTTACCGCTAATGGAAAATGGTATTTCAAAGGAGGTGAATAAATGGGTGAATTACAAATAATTGACGGCTCTGGCTTAACTGCCACCTTTACGGATGACGGAGTAAAAGTAGAGCCATCAATGGTTACTTGCGATCTATGCAACGATGACAGATTACTTCATGAGGGCGATCTGCTTCGATGCTATTCCTGCCACGCAATAAACCGAATTCCTTATCATGCCTAATTACGATTACATGTGCGATGGTGAGGGGTCATTGATTGTATTGGATTTACCAATGGATCATAAAATCCCTCATTGTCAAGTATGCAATAAGCCTTTAAGGCGTGTCTATACAGCTGTGCCAACGATCTTTCGAGGAACTGGATGGGCTGGCAAAGATGGTTAATTTTAGATGCAATTTCTGTTCAGCCAATACTGAGTTTGAATGGCTTGATGGATACCCAGAAGCTGATGGCTTTAGAGTTTATCAATGCCTAAAGTGTTGCGCGGTGGGAACAAAGAACCTAGCAGAATCAACTGACACTCAAGAACCTGTAATGCGCTGCACTAAATGTGGGTCTTGGATGTTTGCAGATAAGGAGTGCCATACATGTGCGCTGATCATGACGAAATGACGCATCAAATCAATTGGGCTTATCAGAACGAATTGCGTAAGCAATGGCTGCTCGATAATCCGGATGCACAATACATAGGATGGATGTCTATATGAATACCGATCAATGCGAAGGTTGCAAGATCACAGCTGTATTAGTTGATGGGGTTTTATGTGAAAGTTGTGATGATTCGACTTGCCGTCTGACCTGCGGTTATGCCGAAGGATTTGGAAGCGTATGCTACCCTTAAACGCAAATTCGCTTTCAGAGCGAAAGGGCGATCTGCGAAGCAGAAAGATCGCAAGGTTTGGTTTGGTGATATCTCTGTTCATAGTCTTAAACATAAGCCTTTTACAAGATGATTCCGTTGCTAAATCTTGGTCTGTAAATACATTAAAACAATATGCTTTCATAGAGCTTAATCATTCATTTACTGAGTTCTACTGTTTAGATGAGTTATGGCATAAAGAGAGTAGATGGAACTACAAGGCTAAAAACCCTAAGTCAAGTGCGTTTGGTATTCCACAGATACTAGGGCTTAAAGAAAAGAATCCTATCAAACAGATTGACAGAGGATTGGCTTATATTAAACACAGGTATGATGAACCTTGTAAAGCATTACAACATCATAAGATTAAGGGTTGGTATTAATGAGTAAGTCAGCTCTACGATCTACTGGATCGACTAGGCATTGGAGATCAATAAGATCTAGGGTGCTGCGTAGGGATCAATTCATTTGCCAGTATTGCAATCAAGAAGCTACAACTGTTGACCACGTCATACCTAGGAGATTAGGTGGGCTTGATAGTGATGACAACCTTGTCGCTTCATGTTCCAGATGTAATTTATCTAAGGGTGGGCGTTTTTTTGTGAGCGATAGGACAC